CTCATCATCGCCGCCATCTGGGGCTGCTACCACCTGGCCCAGCTCCCCGAGCGGCAGCCGTTCCCCGACCCGGCCGACACCGCCGACCCCGACGGCGCGGCGTGGCTCGCCGCCCTCCACCACGACGGCCCGCTCCCGGCGGCCGGGCTGCTGCCCATGCTGCCGCCGGACCCGCCGCCAGCCGACACCGGGCCCATCCCCGCCGCCGTCGGCACCTGGGGCATGAGCGCCCGCGACCTCACCGACCACCTCGCCCGCACCTACCTGGAAGTGACCCCGTGATCCGCCGCGCCCTCGCCGTCATCCTGGCCGCCGCATGGCTCGCCGCCATCGCCTGGTTCCTGTACGGGTGGATGGCCGTCCTCGCCCTGGCCGGCGCCGCCTGCATCGGCTGGCTGATCTGGGCTGCCGTCACCGCGCCGCCCGGCGTCGAAGACGAGCGCGGGTTCCGCCTCCTCGACGTGCACGAGAAGCCCGGCCGCCGCCTCCCGAACAGGTGGACCGACGCTGACTGGGCCGACCTGGACCGGCAGCTCAACGGAGAAGGACTAGACCGATGATGACCGACATCACCCCCTGGAACGGCGGCCAGCCCGAGGGCTACAGCGCCGGGCTCGTCATGACGCCTGACGCCGCCCGCGCCCTCGACGAGCAGGTACGCGCCTGCACGAAGGCGGTCCTGCGCGAGGGCACCGACTACGGCCCCATATCCGGCACCGACGGTAAGCCCACCCTGTGGCGGCCCGGCGCGCAGAAGCTGCTGCAGTGGTTCGGCCTCGGGTTCACCTGCGAGCGCGTCGAAGTCGAGCACGACGGCGGCGGCCGCAAGCACGGCATCACCTACAAGTGCACCGTCGCCCGGCGCCTCCCCGACGGCTCCCTCGACATCAAGGCCACGTGCGAGGGAACCGCCGACTACGACGAATCCAAGTTCTTCCAGACCGCCGAGGAAGTCCAGCGCAAGGCTGAGTACAACGAGCGCAAGTGGGCCAGGCAGTACGGCCGGGTAGCCGACCCGACCAAATGGAAGACCCGCGGCGAGTACCGGGCCGACTGGAACGCGGTCATGAAACGCGCCCAGAAGCGGGCCATCGTCGGCGCCACCGCCGACGCGACCGGCGCCGGCGGCCTGTTCAGCACCGACGACGATGACGACGCCCCCGCGCCGCAAGACGACGCCCCCGCGCCGCAAGACGACGCGCCCGCCTGGTTCGAGCAGGCGCTTGAGAACGCCCTCACCTTCACCGACGTCGAGGCCGGGAGGCGCCTGTACCTCGAAGCCGTGCAGGCCCACCGTGACGGCTCGTGCACCCGGCGGCAGGCCGACCACATCCAGAACAGGATCAAGCAGCGCGTCCAGCTTCTCCAGGCCGCCGCGCCGGTCGACGTCGAAGACCTCGCCCAGGCTGCGCACGACGGCGCGGACGACACGGATGATCCTGCCCGGCGGCACCGGCGCCTCGTCGGCGCCGTCCAGGGCAGGATGCACGCACTCGGCTTCGAGATCAGCGAGGACACCCGCGCCGAGCGCATGGCCGTCCTCAACCCGCTCGCCCGCACCAGCGGCATCGAATCCACCAGCGACTTCGACGACACCGAGCTGCGGGACATCCTCAAGGCCCTCGCCGGGTGCGACGACCAGGCCGCCCTCGCCGGGCTGCTCGCCGTCATCGCAGACAACGGAGACACGCCATGACCGGCATCGACACCATCACCCTCGCCAAAGGCAGCCATGAAGACCAGGACACCTGCGACAACCCCGAACGGTGCCTGTTCGAGTGGTACAACTGGCTCACCCGCAGCGAGCACACCGACGCCTGCCCGCCTGGCGTATCACCCGTCCTGCATATCTTCGGGATGCGGCTCAACGACGCGCTACCCGACGACCGCCGCCAGGAGCTGAAGCGGTACCTCCCCGGCGGCACCGGCCAGCTCGCCGGAACCGGGCACGACGGCAAAGACGAAACCCGCGGCTACATCGCCCTCGACTGGCTCATCCGCACGTACACGCCCGCATGGCTCGATCTCGGCGGCCTGACCGCCGAAGCGGCCGCCCTGCGGGATCTCCGCCGGATCGCCGACCAGGTAGCCGCGCAGTCAGCAGGCGCGATCGTACGAGACACCCGCGACAAGGCGGCCGCAGCCGGGGACGCAGCCGGGGACGCAGCCTGGGACGCAGGCTGGGCCGCAGCCGGGGCCGCAGCCGGGGCCGCAGCCCGGGACGCAGGCTGGGCCGCAGCCGGGGCCGCAGCCGGGGCCGCAGCCTGGGACGCAGCCGGGGACGCAGCCGGGGACGCAGCCTGGGCCGCAGGCTGGGCCGCAGCCGGGGCCGCAGCCGGGGCCGCAGCCTGGGACGCAGGCTGGGCCGCAGCCGGGGCCGCAGCCTGGGACGCAGCCGGGGACGCAGCCGGGGACGCAGCCTGGGCCAAGCTCGCGCCGACCGTCGCCGAGCTGCAGGCGTCCGCGATCGCCCTGTACGACGTGCTTATCACCGGCGAATGGCCGCCCGATGCCACCTAACGTGCTGATCCCGCTCGGCGCCGTCAGCCGCGCCGGCGGCGACAGCGCCTGCCGACGGCCCTGCGGCTGCCTGAACGACCCCGCCGTCTTCGGCCACTGGCACCCCGGCTGGCGCCACCTGCTGCCCGGCCAGGAGGTATGCGGTGGGTGACCCGGACGTCCGCGAGATCGGCCGCGTCGACGTCGCCGGCTCCGTGTTCGCCGTCGGCACCGACCGCGGCGCGGTGACGCTCGCGCTGCCCGGCATACGGGCCCGCCTCACCGCGGAGCAGGCCGACGAGCTCGCCGGCCATCTTGTCACCGCGACCTGGCGGGCCATAGCGCACCGGGCCGCCCGGGACGAGGGCGGCGATCCGGAGCGCCGTCCTCCGCCCGCCGTCGAGCCTGTCTCCGGCGGGGTCCGGCCGGCGGCGGGAAGCCCCCGACTCCCGCCGCCGGCACGGATAGTACAGGAGGCATCTGGTGGACGACGCCATGTGTAAAGGCAACTGCCAGCTTCTCGGCCTCCCCTGCGAATGCCCCCGACCCGGACGGCCCCCGACCCGGCCATGCGGCACCAAGGCCGCCTACCGCCGCCACCAGCGGCACGGCGAGACACCGTGCACCGAATGCAGGCAGGCCGCCTCCCGCTGGCATGCCGACTACCGCCGCGCCCAGCGCAAGGCCGCCGCCCTGCGCAAAGCCGACGACGCCGATCCGCTCACCCTGGCATTCCGTGAGCTCCTCGACCTCATCAGCGCCGAGTGCAGGCGCGCCGGATACCTGCCCTGACCAGGAAAGAAAGGGAAATACCCGTGAAGAAGCTCATCCCCGCCGTCCTCATCGCCGCCGCCGCTGCGGTCGCCGGATTCTCCGGCGCGGCCTCTGCGGCCCCGGTTCACGTCCCGCAGTGCCCCGGCCAGTACCTGTGGCTCAACCCGCTCCTGCACAAGCCGCACCCGCTGTGCCTGGCGAACCTGCACTGACCGGGCGCGACTGACCCCGGGCTGCGCGGCCTGGCCCTCCCGGTCCGCGCAGCCCGGCCTGGCGCCATGGCGTGACGCCGCCCGATCGGATCGGGCCGCCAGGACGTGACGGAAATCCTCCCGATTCCGCAGTGGTATGGCGGCATAAAGTTCCGCTCGACTCTTGAGGCACGGTGGGCGGTCTTCTTCGACGCCGCGGAGATCCGCTGGGACTACGAGCCGGAAGGCTATGTCGTAAGCGGCCGCCCGTACCGCCCCGACTTCCTGCTGCGCGACTGCGGCACCTGGATCGAGGTCAAGGGAGATCCTGCGCGGCTTGATCTTGAACTGCTAGGGAATGCCGCCGTCGAACTGCCCCGGCCCGTTCCCAAATGCGAAGCCGGGCCGCCCCTGATGATCCTCGGGAACTTCCCGCGGCCGCAACCGGAAGGCCAGGGCGACTGGGGTTTTCCCGGCCTTCATAAGGCATTCCCCGAACCCCTCCCCGGCGAGCCGGTTCTTGAGTTCGCTTACTACGGATTCGGGACGTATTCCAAGAACATGCGGCCCTGGTGGCTTTACGGACTAGG